CGCCCAGATCTCCAAGCTTCTGGGCACCACCAAGTCGACCATCGAGCAGGTCCGCGCCCGCACGCACTGGAACGCGGCCAACATCAAGCCGGTCGATCCGGTGACCCTGGGCCTGGTCGGCCAGCTGGAGCTGGACGCCCTGGTCAAGAAAGCCGCCGAGAAGAAGGCCAAGGACGACCTGAAGAAGGGCATCCTGCCGGAAGATCCGACCCTGCGCCCGGCCTCGGAAACCAGCACCGTGCCGGACGATCACGACGACGAAGAGGCCGCGATCCGCAAGGGCCGCATCGAGCCCAAGGCCGTCCGCCAGGCTGGCTACGAACTCGAACAGCAGGGCCTGAATCTGGATGAGCTTGGTCGCGGCGGTCATCAGGTGTTCCTTGCCTGGGCCTCGCGACAGACCTCGTCGACGACGCGCACCCACTGCTGGGCGGCCAGGGCGACGAAGCGGTCCGGTGTCTGGCCGTGGGGGTTGTATTCCCGAGCCAGGGCGTAATTGGCGGTGTAGACGACCTCGATCGGGTCGGTGATCTCGGCGCCCAAGATGACCAGGGACACGGCCGAGGCGTCGTAGGAGAACTTCAGGCCCTCGGCTGGCTTGGCCATCGTGGCGAAGTTGGCGGTTCCGATCGCTGCCCGGAGCGAAGCGCGGAGAAATCCGGTGTCCACCCGCATCCGGCCGCCAAAGGCCATCGGGGTCTGCATGATCTCCACGATGCGCTGGGCGCTCTCGTTCCGCACGGCAAGCCTGCGCTCCTTGGTCTCCGCTACCCACTCCTTCACACCGGCGGCGAACGACCCCTGAGCCATGGCGTCACCTCAGGTTGGCGAGGAAGTCGACGCGGTAGTCGACGTCACAGCGGCAATTGATGATCTCGTCGGGGCCGGCACCCAGGCTGGCGTCCATCGGAAACTGCATCCGGGCGCCGGACGGGGTGACGAACGCTTCATGGAAGCCGGCCGTGTCGCCGTTGAGCGCGCGGTGGCTGTGGCGGACGCGCAGATCGCCAGCCGAGCGCCAGACCTTGCGGACGGACGGGGCCGGAACCTTCCCCGATGCGATTGCCTGCTCGAACGCCTGGCGCTTGCCGTTCTGCAGCGAGGTCATGGCCTCGACCCTGCCGATGGTCTCGCCGCGCAGCTGGAGCAGCCGGCGCTCGTAGGCGGTAACGGCCTTGGCGGCGGTCGCGGTCGGGATGGCCGTCTCGTCGCGGATGGCCTTCTGGACGGCGCGGTCGAAGCGCTTGTCCCTGCGGGTGCGCGTCAGATAGTGCTTCAGCGCCTCCGGATCGGTCGAGGCCAGTTCGTCACGCGCCGAGGCGACATAGGCCCCCTGCGCCGCAGTGAGGCCCAGGACGCCCCCTTCCCGCTTGCCGGTCGCCCGGTCGATGCGCCCGACGATGTCCAGAGCCGCGGTTCTCGGGTTGCTGCCCTTGGCCATGCTGTCCGACAGCGAGGAGCGAACCGCCGCGCGCTGATCGTCGGTGATGCGCGTGACCAACTGCGACGAATGCGCCTTCAGCCACGCCTCGGCCTCCGGATTACGGCCGTCGAACCGGATCACCAGGGCCGCGCCGCTGGCGTCTCGCGCGGGGAAGCTGTCGGCACCGGCCTTGCCGCCTTCACGGTAGGCCTCGGCGATCTTGTCGAGCATGTCGTTGTACGCGGCCGGGTCGAGATGCAGCGCGTCCAGAGCGCTCTCGAGGTCGTTGTTCTGGATCGCGGAGACGACCCGCTGCAACTCCACCCCGTTGCGCAGATCGTCGATGGCCCGAAAGAAGGCGTCGGCCACCTCGCGGCCATAGCGAAGCGTCAGGTCGGCGAAGACCTGTTGGCGAGACGGGGTGCGGGGCATGTCAGCCTTCGATGATCGTCCGGACCTGGGCGCCGGCGGCGCTCATCTGGTCGAGGTAGGCGTCGAGCAACGAGTGGGCATCGGCGCGGATGGCTTCTTGGTCGGCGGGAGCGGCCTCACGGATAGCGGCCGCCTGGATCGCCTTGCCCTTGGAGATGATGTCCATGAGCGTCGCGGTGGCCAGGGCCATGCTGTCCTTGTGGGCGCTCATCGACGGACTTGGACCTCGTAGTAAACGACCGTCCCGCCGGGGTTCAGCGGACGAGCGTTGACGACGTTGTACAGCCCGCCGCCGCTTTCGACCAGCATGTGGCCCGGTTTCGGCTCGATGGTGAGCCCGACGGCCGACAGATAGACCATCTTGTCCGTCGCCAGGATCCGCGCGCCATCGATCTGGCGCACATCGTAGTCGAGCACCGCGAAGGACACGGCGTGGTCTTCGGCGGTCAGGGTCGGGTCGTAGGCGGGGCCGGTTTTGACCATCTCGCGGAGGCTGCCAGCCTGGCCGAACTCTTCGATGAGTTCGGCGGCGTCGGCCTGATCCTCGGCGTAGTTGTGCGCGGCCATCAGACTGTGAACACCGCGCCAAGCATACCCTGCCTCAGATACGGGGCCAGAAGCCCCTCAACGGAGGATAGCAGCGGGGTCGCATCGAGAACGGTGTCGCCAGAGCCCTCGAAGAACTCTTTCTCCAACTGGCCGATCTTCTTGCGCTTCACGCGCGCCGAGCCGGTCACGGCCACGCTCAGGCTGCCTGGGCTCGTCGCCTCCTGATAGGCAGCGTAGTAGCTGGCCCGCGGGATGGCAGCGGGAATAGTCGTAATTGGGATTTCCGAGCAATGAGCGGTCGCGCCCGTGCGGGGCCATGCGCGCTCTTGGTCGAAGCCGTCCGTCGGGCTGCCCGAGAACCGGGGACCATAGAGGTTGTCTATATAGTCGCTGCCCCGCTGACGCAGGATGGCCGAAGCCGCCGCGCCAGCAGGGAGCGCGTAGCCGTTGGTGGCCAGCCAGGCAGCGAAGAGTTCGTCGGTGCCATAGCCGGCCATGATCAGGAGGCCAGCAGCGCGAGCATGGCGTCGCGGTCGAGATCGGCAGCGCCGTCCTCGCCGTACTTCTCGACCACAGCGGCGCGCAGTTCGTCGTCGGTGGGTTCGCCGGCCTTCTGCTCGGGTTCGGCGGTCTTGGCCGCCTTGCCCGCCTTCTTGGCGGCCTTCTGTTCAGGGTCGGACTTGTTGCCTTCGATAGTCAGGAACGGCAGGCTCTTGACGCGCTCGACATAGTCCTTGGCGATGGTCAGTTCGACCGTCTGGCCCGGCTCGATGAACTTCAGGCCGTCGTCGGTATAGACGCCTTGGTTCGCCTTCGAGGTGTTGGTGATGGTGGCTTTCATGGGCCGCCCTCCTCTGCTGTTGAAGTGGCCCCGCCCCTGGTGGAGCGGGGCCTATTCAAGCGGTCGTTACGCCGGCGGGGCGGTGACTTCGTCCGCGTAGGCGGCGGCCTTGGGCAGGCGCCATTCGGTGCCGCCGGTGCGGGCGATGATGCCGGTCTCGAAGCCCATGATGGACTTCTGGCGCGGCTGCAGGACCGTCCGGGGCATCGGAAGATGGAAGCGCAGGACTTCCGGGTCCTTCCGATAGGCGACCATGCGACCGCCGCCGTCTTGCGAGGCGGTGGCCAGTTCGCGCACCGGGTAGATGCTCAGAGCCTGGCCCGTCTCGGCGGTGTAGATGTTGTTCTTCCGCAGGTACTCGAGAACGGTGATCATGCCGTCGCCGGCGCCGAGGCGCTTGGTGGCGGCGGTGCGGAAGGCGACGGGCGGCAGCGCGAGGCTATCGGCCCATTCGACTTCCGAGGTCTGGGTGCGAACGCGGCCCAGGACCTCGTCGACGTCGGCCAGCATCTGGTCGACGGTCTTGGCCGGCCAGAAGGTGCCGGGGGTGGCCACGTCGGCGCGGGGCACGTCGGCGCTGTTGGCGAAGCCGGTCCAATTCTTCTCGGTCGAGCCGCTGAAGGCGATGCCGTTCAGCTTGCGCTCGACCTTGTCCGTCGCCGACATGGCGTCGGTGTTCTGCAGGTTGACGCCATAGAGGGCGGCTTGGTTGACCTCCTCCAGCGTCCATTCCCAGCCCGAGCCGATCATGGCGAAGTCGTGGCTCGCCATGTCCTTGGTGGACTTATTGAAGGGCATGTCGGTGCCGGCGCCCGACAGGAACTTGGCCTCGCCGGCGGTGTCGACCGTGAAGAAGGTCGTGCCGACGGACCAGGGATTGCCTTCGGTCACCACGGGGATGACCTGGGCGTAGTTATAGGTCGGGTACCGCTTGGTGTAGATGCGGGTCTCGACGGTCCGCCCCTGGGCCACCACGAAGGGCAGCGCCGCTTGGGCGTCGGTGAAAGCTTGGCGCATGGCCTATGTCCTTCTCAGGATGGCGCGGGTTCAGCCCCGCATGGTGGTAGGGGCTGGGATCAGCGGTTCTTGAGGGAGATTTCGACGATGTCGCCGTCGACGCCGGTGGTGTCGAACACCGCACCCGGGATGGGGATGTGGGTGGTGGTCGAGGTGTAGCGGCCGTCCGACGGGTCCCAATACACGTCGCCACCGTCGACGACGGAGTCGCCGGCCGTGACGTACATCGAGCCCTCGGTCATGAAGGCGCCGGTGTAATACTGCGGATAGATGTCGGCGGAAGCGCCGGAAGCGGCCGGCGGAACGGCCGGGGTCAGGACGGCCAGGCCCAGGAACTTGGCGTTGGCCGTGTAGGTGACGTCGATGTAGTAGGTGTCGCCCGCGGTCATGGTGCCGGCGTTGGAGATCGTGAAGGTCGTGATGCCGGGGATGGTCGTATTGGCCGTGGCGACCAGGCCATCGCCGACCAGCAGGCCGTCGGGATCGTAGACCAGATACGGGGCGGTGGCCGAGGTGCCGATCAGCACGATGCGGTAACGGCCTTGCTTGGCGCCGGCGGTAACGGCCGGCGACGCGGTGATGGTGCCGGTGCCGATGTTGCCCGACGCAGCGGCCGATCCGGCGCCCGTGGCCGCGAACGTGCCGCCCAGGATTACGCCATGGTCGCCCGAACCGCGGAAGGCCGGTTGACCGAACGCGATGCCGGCCGCGCTTTCGACGGTGCGCGAGACCTTGTTGCACTTCTCTTCGTTGGCGATCTGGCCGGGGAGGCCCTTGGCCGGAGCCTCGCCGTAGGACGTTTGATAAGCCGCCATGATGGCAGTTCCTTCTGCTGGCGCGACGCTTGGCCGGGCCGTGATGTCGGAGTGTTGGCCTTAGGCCGCGGTCTTCTCGCCGGTCATGTCGGCAAGCATGGCGGCGCGGGCGTCGGCGACGGTTTTGTCGGCGTCGGAGGTGCTTACGCTGTCGGTCAGGGCTTCGCGCAGCGGATCGGCCGCCTTCAGATCCGAGGTCAGGTGGTCGAACAGGCCTTGGACGTAGGCGTCGGCCTTGTCCTTAACCTTCTCGTCGCCCAGCTTGGAGGCCACGGCGGCGCGGATCAGGTCGGCGTTCGACTTGCCAGCGGCGTCGAGGGTCGGCGCCAGGGCCTTGGCCTTGGACACGACGGCCGCGCGATCGGCGACCAGAGCATCCAGGGCGGCGGCGTCGAGCACCTTCGACTTCAGGTCGGCGATTTCCGCGTCCTTGGCGCCGAGTTCGGCGTCCTTGGTCGCGATGACCTTGGCGTGGTCGGCAGTAGCCGTTTCCAGGGCCTTGCCGGCGGTGTCGAGCATCCCGCGCAGCTTGTTGACGGCGGCTTCACCGGCGTCCGTGGTCTCGACCGGGAGGCCGTCCACGATGATGGTCTTGAGCGCCATGTGGCGGTCTCCATGGTTGAGGGGCGAAGAAGAATCCGTGGCGGGGTCGCCCCAATCGCCGACACGGCATTGCGGACCGGCGCGCCCCTTGGGGACGAGCGCCAGATGGTTGATGCGGATGTCTCGCTGGACGGCCTGGTAGGCTTGGCCCTCAGACGTCACGCCGTCCTCGAATGCGAGGTCGCAGACGTAGCCCATCGAAATTTCGCGAGTGCCGGCCTGGACAGCGTCGATCGCCGTCTTGTCCATCAGGGCCAGTGGTACTTTGACGAATCCGCCGTCGCGGACCACGTCGCCGCCGACGATGCCCACCGAAAGGGCTTTCCAGTTGTCGGCCGTCACGCCTTCGGTCGGGTGGTTGATCGTGACCGGCTTGAACCCGTAACTGGCGAGGCTGTCGGTGTTGAAGACGCTCTCCGGCGGTCGGTAGACGTCGACCACGGCAAGGTCAGGCCGTCCGACCTCGGCGCCGGCGTATCGTTGGATGCCCGTGCGCGCGGCGCGGACTTCGGCGACCGCGTAGCCGTCACGGGTAATTCGCACACCCGAGATGGGCGCAGCGTCAGTGAACTGCATGGCGGTCTCCGGTGTAGGGGTCAGGCCTCGACGACGCGGCTCGACCAGTCCTCGTCGAGCTCCTCGAAGATCTCGGGGCCAAACTTCAGCTCGCCGCGGTAGGGCTCGACCTTGGACAGATCGACGTCGCCCGGTGCGTAGGTGAAGGTGACGTGCGGCTGGTATTCGGGGAAATCGAACGACGCCCCGTTTTCGATCATCGACTCGTGCCGCCATTGCAGGTCGGCGGACTTGAACAGCAGGACGACCGCGCCCTTGTCGCCAAGCGCCTCGACGATGCGAGGGCCGCCGGCCTGGACGGTCAGGTTGCCCTTGCCGTCGCCGCTCCAGTTCTCGCCCATCCGCATCCAGTCAACCGGGGTGCGGCTGTAAGTGATGGTGACGTGCATCTGCGCGGCTTCGAGGGTGGTCGCGAAACCCTGCCCCTTGGCCCATGCGATGAGTTCGGCGCCGTTCGTCAGCTTGCGCTGGACGTAGAGGGTGCGCGGCGCGGCGTCAGTGACAGGTTCTGGCTTGACCGGCTCGGGTGGCGTTGCCGCAGCCGCCCTCTCCGTCTCGTCGTCTTCCTGGTCAGCGAGCTTGCCGTATTCCTCAATCGCCGCTTCCAGGCCCGGCAGCGAGCCGTCCTCGACGAAGGTGTTCACAAGGGCGTCGGACAGAGCCTCGATAGGCATGAGAGGCATCGACGTGCCGCCATTCCCCGCGATTGCCCGGGCACCGTCGGCCTTGGTCTTGAAGATCGTGGCCTTCTCGGTCTCGCTGAGCTGCCAGAGCGGGGCGAACTCGAAGTGCACCTCCGGCGGGCGCGTGCCCAACGCCGATCGGATCAGGAACTCGTCGAGTTTTACCAGCCGCGGCCGCAGAGTGATCTCCTGATCGGCGGCGAGGCGGTCGTAGTAGTTGCGAAGGTCACCCTCGCCCGTGGCGTTCATGCCGTCTGGCGACTGGCCCAGCAGGCGCGTCGCCGGGATGTCCGCCGCGCCAGCTGCGATCTGGAGATAGAGGCGCATCACCTCGGGCAGCTGGGCGAAGCTGATCTGCTTCTGGGTGTACTGCTCGTCGGCGTCCATCAGGAGGCCGTTCACGGTGCTCTTGGCGGTGTTGGCCAGGCGGACACGCTGCAGGATCTTCTCGCGGTAGGCCGGATCGCCGACGCCGGCCATGAACCCGGGGATCTGATAGACGTCGACCTTGGCTTCTTGGATCAGGTGGGCGATCCCGCTGGCCGTAAGGCCCGCGTTCTTCACCGCCTCATCGAGGACCTGGAGGACCGAGTCGCTCCAGCAGGTGCTGACGAACGGGTCGAGCTGCTCTGATCCGGCGAAGGGGATCACGCGCGAGGGGTGCAGGGTGACCTGCGCGCCGCTCTGCATGGCCACTGAGTAGGACTTCGGCTCGCCCCAGCCAGGCGAGGCCGGATCGCGGTCGATCTCGCCCTCGGTGATCTCGTAGCGGCTGAGAACGTGGATGAACGACAGCTTGCCCTCGCCGACCGACTTGGGTTCCGCCGCTTGATCCGGGTTCGTATCGCCGAGGCCGATGATCAGGGCCGAACCGCCGAACAGTCGCGCCAGCTTCAGTGCCTTGGCCAGCTTGGGCCAGAGCTGCAGGCGGGCCTCCTCGGCCTCCAGCTTCTCGATCGTCGCGTCGTCGGCCTGCCAGTTGCGACCCTCGCGGATCATGTCGAAGGCGGGGATATCGACGATCTTGCGCGCGATCCAGTCCGACCTGTAGGCGGCCATGATCTGCTGTGCCGTCATCTCCTCGACCGTATAGGCCGCAGCGATGGCCTTGTCCTTGGTCGTGCCCAGGCCGGTGACGAGGTTGACCAGACGGTCAGCGAACCACATCAGATGTTGTCCAGGGAGTACGACGGCTTGGTGTCGACATAGGTCAGCATCAAGGCATCGGCATAGTCTGGCGATGCAATGCCGCGCCGCTTCAGGGCGTCTTTCGTTTCGATCACGATCTTGCCCTTCTCGTTGCGGCCCCACTTCACCAGCGACAGCTGGAGGCAGAGGGCGTCGCTGTCTTTGTCGCCGGACGGCAGGGCTATGAGATCGGTGACCGCGTGCTCGACGCCGCCGTCTCGCCCCTCAAGGAAGGCGACGTGTTCGTGGGTCCGCTGCATGTCGGTGCGGCATAGCCACCAGACTTCGGCCTTTGAATTGCCGAACATCTCGGCGGAGGTGCGCTTGTCGGGCCAGATCCTGTCCGTGGGAGGCAGGCCGGTGTTAATGGCTGAGACCCGCAGGCCGCTGATCTGGTTGTGGGTCAGGGTCGACGAAACACCCGCGCCCACGCCAGGGGCGTCGAAGTTCAGTTCCGTCGCGCCGAGCTCGCGCGCGATATCCAGGGCCCAGTGTGCGGTCTCGGTCGTGTCCGGCGCGCCTCGCGCCCGGGGCGTCATGACGATGGCGCCGGCCTTTGGGATGGTGACTGACTTCGACTTCCCGGCGCCGACGTCCAGGCCCAGGCGAATGGCGTTGGAAGGGTGCAGCCGCGGCTCCAAGGCCGCCAGCCGCTTGGCGCTCTCCACCCATATCGCTGGGATGCAGATACCTTCGACTGAAGCGCTGTAGTCGATGTCGTATTCGCTCGCCCAGGTCGTCGGATCGGAGAAGCTAGCCTGCTTTGCTGCGGCCCAGGCTTCGGTCTTCCGCGGGTCGTCGCGCCAGTGGAGCCTGAATATCTGATGCGGCTTGAGGATCGAATGGCGCTTGCGGGCGAACAAGTTGCCCATGCCGTTGACCGACGAGACCCAGATAACGCAATCGGTGTTGCCGGACAGGGCCTTCTCGACCGTCTCGGCGTTGGAGACGAATGCGGCCTCATCGACTACATACATGGAGGAGCGGCCACCCCGGCCCATGTCCTCGCCACCCTCGCCGGTGATGATCGCCCCGGTCGCCGGGTTCATCAGGCGCATGTAGTTGTCGTGGTTGGTCCAGCTGAAGCCGTCGGGCAATAGTTGAGTCGGCTGGCGCCGCAGCATGATCCGCACCTTGGCGAAGATGCTGTCGGGGTCGTCCTTCTTGTCGACGTAATCAACCTTGCGCGACCCGAACGTGGCCTTGAAGCCGGGGATGAACAGCCAGGCCCAGAGCGCGAACCCGCCGCAGAGGTAGGTGACGCCGGTGTCCCGGCTCTTTTCGGCCAACCCCTCTTCCTCGGCCTCAACCCGCGCCTTCAGCCAGAGAATGAACTCGCGCTGTTTGGGCCAGAGCTTGAAGGGGATGTAGGCGCCACCGGGCTTGCCGACGAGGCGAGGGTCGTAGGTCCAGGCGTACTTGTCGAACCAGTACAGCGGGTCGGCCGCGCACCGGGCCCTCTCTGCCTCCCAGCCGCCGGCCTCCGCCGAAATCCGCTCCTCTTCGGCCCGCTGCGCCCGAAGCCTGGCCTTATGCTCCAGGAGCGCAAGCCACTCGCGGCGGTCGTTAAGGCTGAGGTGGCGCGGGGGGAGCAGCGAGGGCAGCGAGGCGAGCATCGATCTCTTCCTCGGTCAGGTTGGCGTACTCGATCGGCCCGCCGCCCTTGCCGAAGTGCTCGCGCTTATCGACGATCAAGCCGTTCAACTTGGCGACATCCATCAGGGCGGCGCGGGCGACCGAGAGCAGCGGCGCTTCGGTCGCGTCCTCGCCAGTCTCTGCGATCTCTGTCTCTTATACACATCTGACGCTGCCGACGAATAGAGAGGTGTAGAT